CCCTATTGTGTAGTGCGTTGCATTGCAGTGCAATTTTTGTAATTTGTTTATCCTCCATTAGAGTATTTGGCGTGTAGTCTTATTCTTTGCTACAAAGTGATAGCGATTCACTTTTTGGGCTGTTCCTTATTGGTCATAAGGGGTGTGGCGCGCGGTGTCGCAAGCGCGTCCGTCTTGTATCGGAGGCTGAATGGCGCATATTCACCTGGCGACACGTCTTGTGAACTGCTGTCCCCAAGTACGGTAAACGAAGATATGTCGTCGTCATCGTCCGACTTTGGTCCTTTATATGAATCATTGTTCACCCATGCGCGCTTCGGCTTTTTCTTGCCTTTGCTTGATGTCCACTCCTTCAACTTGTGCTCCGCAACTCCGATTGCCTTCTCAGCCAATACTGGCCCAAACGTAGCCAGCAACCACTTACCGATTGTAAGCAGAGGGTGCATGGGCAACGGCCCCAACTTACGAAGCGTAAGGTTAAGGTCGAAGCAATCGATGAGTGAGTTTGCGTAAATTGCGTCGGGTGAAAAGTCAAGTATGCCAGCACACACTTCTGTCATGGCGAGTCGCGTTTCAGCATCGATATCCACATCCACGGCGGGTCGCAATGACTTGAGCATTCGGGCTTGGTGTGCAGTGAGCATCTCGACGCCATTGGCGTCGACTTGTTGTGGTGACAAACGGTAAACGACCTGATCAGTGATGTTCGGTGATATACGCATGATTTGTAGAAATCCAAAACATGGGTTACCCCCAGTATCCGATGGTGCCATTAACATGACTGTTCCGCCTGCCTCCGTTTGAATGGTTGCCGTCTGGATTTCCGAGTCGGCAATGGTGTTATTGTAATCAAATGTGGTGCCACCACCTGCGGTGTACCAACCGAAGTTTGTGGAGATTGCTCGTGACACTTGGACATTTCCCCAACAACCCAAGATGTCCCGCGTAGCCAGAAACGTGTTTTGGACTGATGCTCCAGAACCGACCGTAGGTAAGAAGCAGTTTGTAATCGGTTGACATAGAAACCCGCCGGAAAATGACCCTGCGGCATTCGGGTTAAGTGAATAATATGTAAACACATAAATCCCTTGACGATTCAATTGTAGGTTCGCTCCAAATGTGTTTGCGTCGATAGCCGTGGTCAACGATGAATCTCCAATCCAGGCATTCAACCCCAGATTCGTATTTGGCAGTGGAACGAAATCATTACCAGTGGCTCCGCTGCCCACTGTTGATCCGAATCCACAAATGCAGTTCATAAATGCGGATGGTTGGTTTATCTCGTACAAATCGACTTCGTATTCGATGAACACTTGACCGAAATTCTGGTCACTGGTGACATCTTTGAAACTCGAGCCTGCGAGTATCAGCATGTTGCCTTGCACGCTGAAACGTTGATCGCCAGTTGTGTCCACGAACATTGGCTCAACAGCATCACGTGCGCTCAAGTCAAGATCCAAATACTTGCTTGAGTTGTACACTGGTGTGACTTCCAGGTTGCGGCCCCATGTGGCCATTGCGTCGAGTCCGTTGTTCCCGATTGGATCCGGTGAGTCGGGGTCGACATTGTAGCCCATGTACAAGCCGCCGTTGGCCTGCGCATTGGCCTCGGAGATCATTCCGATGTAGTGAATGCGTACCTTCTTGAACAAGTACTTAGCGTACGGCAACGCGAGCAACGGCAATCGCACCCCGAAAGCAGCTGGGTTGAGTGGGACACTGAGGAATGTGTCACCTGGATTGTATTGGATATTCTGGAGAATACCAATTTGCCCCAACCGTTCTGTACCGCGAATGCACAAGTTACCGCCCATAGCACGTGTTTCAGCGTGGCCCTCATGGAGGTGTTCAGCTCCGATGACTGGCACGCCGTGGTGCTCAGTCGTCCACTTCGTTCCGTCGATTTTTCCCTCGCCGTTCGAGAGTTTGGCAACTGACGGACGAGGCCGTGTAGGCTGAGGCATCTTGGCCAGCTGAAATGTCTTCGCAGGCTTTGCGATGTGCGCGGGCTGCGGCTTCGGCGCCGACGTAGCGCTCGAGGCTCGCAATTGCGACTTTGTCGCCGCGGAGCGCGGCGGCGCAGTTCGCAAGGGCTTCGAGGTCTTCGATGTCAAGGCCTTTGCCAAAAGGCTTGTCTTTCGGTTTGGCGCGAGCGCCTTGTACTCGCCTTGGCTCATTCCGAGCGCCTTCCATGGTGTCGTCATGCTTATTGCTAATTGCGGTGAAACGAATTTCGAATCCGGGCGCGACCCGGTATTAATTGCAAAGATCACAATGAGCAAACTCATGACGAGTACGCTAATAAGCGATGCCAACCAGAACCTTGACTTTCGGCGCGGGAAGGCCTGATCATAAATGCGATGAACAGTTGGTCGGGTCGGGTGATTTTGGTAACCAGGATCAGAGCCGTTTTCCTGGTGTGCCTGATCATAGCCTCGCCGACGCAGTGGTGGTGCGCGTCGTATCTCATCAAGCAGGACAGCTCGATCATGCTGGATGTGTACATGTAATGAGTAGTGTGGTGCGTTCACTAGTTCACGCCGATCAATATGTATTATATTCTTACCCTGCATGGTAGCGATGCTCACCCATGTGCGCAACTCTTCATACTCATGCGGTCCGAACAATATTGGCTGTCGAGCCAACGCTTCATACGGCATTGTTACGTTATAGACTCTCACGGCGAACGCTTGTACGCCCCACAACCCGCATGCTGTGTGATGCTCAATGACCATATAATAATGATGGCGTGGGATTGTCAGCGGATAACCCCAGTGCGTTTGGCCATTACCATACGGGTTGAACGCGCCAAAAATCTGTGGTGGTGGCACATTGAGAGCTACTTCGTGTAGATTGCGGATGTGCCAGTCTACACGCTCGTGCAACAGACGTAAAAACTTTCGCGTCCGTGGCAATGCTCCTTCAATGCGTGCGGCGATGGCCGGGGCGGACTTCCATCGTTCGTCTTGTGTGAACAGTTGGTAAACGTTCCAACAGTTCTGTACGTGGGTCATGGTTTCAACACAATCGAACGCCGTCATGCGATTAATTACCATGCGCCCACGCCATGAGCCCGTATGTTGCAAATATCCATTCGGTTCTGCGACGTACCAGTCGCAGTCCCCGTAGTCATCATACTGACCACAAGAGAAACGGAATGTCTGTCCGTTACCGTATGGGTTAAATGAGCCAGCCAATACAGGTTTTGTTTGAAGTAACACTGGCGTGTCACCTCCAGTGCGCAGACGTGTCTCATACGCTTGTTGCCGCAACTGCTGAATTGTCACGGCGGAGAGACCGGACCGATGGCGTGTCTCATTGAGGTCCTCAATGTCGATTTGCCCATTACCATACGGATTGAAGCTACCGGCCAACGTCGGCTTTGGTCTCTTAGCATGTCGTGATGCAGCCTTATCACGTTTCTGCTGCCACGCTACAAAGCGATCAGTGTATTCCTGTACTGTCTCATCATGCTTCTTGAGTGGGGTCTGCCAATTGGCAGGGTCAATGTCTTTACCCTCACGTCCATCCTCGGTTTTCTCTTTTTCTTTTTCTTTCCCTTTGAATTTCGGTGTGAGGTGATCAACACGCGCCGTAGTGCTCAAGGCATTGATAGCGTCGACCATGGCCTGAGCCTCTTTCATAACCTTTGGTTCGACTTCATCCCATTGTGCATCACGTGGCGCGCTGCTAATGATGATCCGCTCGGCCGGCGTGACCACCTTCGGTTTATCATCGACGTCTTCGTCCTCGTACGTGTTAATGTTAACAGCGTCTACGTCAACAAATGAGCCGGGCAGATGTTTCACTGGTACCTTAGGCATTTCCAGTGGGGTGCACATGGGTGCGCGCAAAAACGCCCGTTCGTCGTAACGACAATCCTCCACCCATGCCCAAAACGCGCACCAATCGAATTCCGGCAGGTACTCGGCAAACACGTCGTACATCCAATCAGCTTTAACATTCGGCCAATTGCTCTCGAGTGGACGTCTCCCGTCCCATGACACGAGTACGCCGTCGTTTGCCACCACACCAAATTTGTAGTGTGCGATGGCGCACAACTCATGGAACACCGGCGACTGCCCGTCGGTACGATGGTATCCTGAAAACCGTTCAGCCAATCGATCGAGCGGTTTCATAAGTCCAAATGGCCCCACAAAGATTTTGCTGAGTGCTCGCTGCGGGTTACACATTGAGTTGGTGTCACCTAGCCAGACATCGGGTCCATAGATGCGGTTCAAAAAGTTAACTCCAGACTGCCCTGCCATGTATAGCTCAACGTCATACGACTGACCCATTTCCGCTGACGCACGCACAATCGCGACTGGGTCAGCCTCACTTGGGCCGAGGTCGTCACCGCCGTATATTGACAGTGCGTCCCATGCCTCTTGGTCAGTGTACACCTCTCCAGTGTCGGGGTGTACAGTGTGTCGGTATGCTACGAAGTCAATGAAAGCTGCTAATGTCGAGTTGTCAACGGCCGTTTCCATTGATCCTGACCCTCGTGAGTACTTCGAATCGTACTTGCGACCACACTGTGTGTAACCATTGACATAGATTTGTGAGTCACACGCAGAGAGAAACTCATCCAAATATTGTGGGTCACACCAACGTGTCTTGGCCATGCGCTCTAACAGTCGCGCTTTAGCGTTAACATGCCCATCGAAACGGCTACCGTCCCCAACTACCTTGTGCTTGCGACCCGTACACGTTTTAGCAATGACGTCAGCTATGTCGGCTGGCGTCTTGTTAAACGCATACCAGCGCAATCCTCCGAACACGTCATCCGTGTATGAGTACATGAACTTCGCGTAACGAACCTTATCTCGATCATTTGACACTGAGATGTTGCGCGGTTCCGTGGCAGTTTGATACGCCTCTTTCTTCATGCTCGATTGGAAAATGCTCTTAATATTCTCGCCCAAATTCATGCCGCGCTCCAATATGACACGTTGGCTTGGTCGATTTTGGCGTTTAAACAATTCCTCCTCACCGAGTGGTACTCCTTGATATGCCCGCGCGTCTGGCACCAAACGAGTGACGAATTCATGCATATGCTGAACCAATGATGGCGTGATCGGTGATGTTTCACGCCCCGTGAATGCTTCAACGCGCCCCTTGATGCAAGCATCTTCAGACGCTATGCCACGTTTGTGCACATACGCTGGATTAACCAATGGCGACCCGTATGACTTCATCATTAGTTCTTCATCAAATCCTGATTTACCGTATATGACCGGTATAATGCCCACCTCTGCGGGATAAACTACGGCTGGATTCGTTGGAATCACATTGCGTAAATAAAACGCCAATGTGTGTGCGGCCCCTGGTTGTAGCTTACTACAGTTCACATTTTGTGAATCTGGCACTGCCAATACTGATGCCACGGCAGATGCGGTAACGGTAACTTTGGCGGCCTCAGCCAAGGCGTGGAGCGCAGCGAGTTGTGTGTGTGTTACTGTAACACTCATCCAATCGCCCTGTATGGCGATGCTTCGAGACAGGCCATCCTTTGTGGCTATGTCCAGTATGGTAAATTTACCATGCACTGGTCTGAGGCGGGTCAGACTCGATCCATCAATGAACCATCGCGTCGGTACAGCCGGCATGCGTATGGTTTTAATGGGTGCCAACAGCACTAGAACATGGTCCTTATCCATTTGTTTGCGATCAACTGAATACGTTGTCACAACATTAGTGATGTAGCCTGGATACGTCACTGTGACTGTATCACCGCCATAATTCCAAACCTGATGCGTGTAACTGCCGCCGCCACTGACGCGGTACACCACATTTTGTTTCTCGTCAAAACGAAATGTGTACTCACCAACTTCTTTGGCAGCGGATCCTGGTTGGAATGTATAGACAAGATACATCGCTGGGTGCTTAGCCAGCAGCATGTTCATGTCAAAATAGTGATCTGTGTCAATTAGCACCCCAACATGTGCTAACGGGTCGAACACGTCCGCGCGTGCTTCGATACCGAGATCCTTATCCCAATAATACGTGCGCACTCCTTCAAGTCGGTGCTTCACGTCGGAATTTGACATCTGGATCATATATGGTCGCTTGCCCATTTGCTGAGCGACCAATTGGGCGGTTGCAGAGCCACAACTACGAGCTGTGGCGCTATGCGGGTGTGTGTGTCCATCAATTTTGAGCTTGGAAGCCACTGCTGGCGAAGTGCGAAACACCTCACGGGCGGTACGGCTACTCACGTAGTCCGTACTTCCGACCATCTGTATGTATCGGGTGATCCCACGATGTCCGATCAATTTCTTATTACGTGAATGCCAGATCAAAGCCACTCGCCGTAGCAAGAGTGCGCCTTGCAGCGTCACTAAGCTGACGCGTAATAGCGTCAGTGTCCGTAGCGGCAACTTAAAATCTAACACCACCATTTGGAATTCGATCGATTCAAACATGGCTTGCAGACGACGATTAACCGTCGCTGCGATGATCGCTGTAACCACAAGTCCAATGATAACATCGGCTTTGGGTAGGTTACTAGCCTTCTCTTGTGCGTCCACGCGCTCAAGAGGTTTTGCACGGTCGGCACCGACCTGTACAGGGGCAACTTCTTTATTCTTCACTAGCCCGATCAACTTTGTGACAATAGACGTTGCTGTGGCGACTCGTTCGAGGTTCCACTCGGCCACTCCAAGGGCCGCTGACTTTAACTTAGCCTTCAAAAAGGTCTTCGCTTGGGCATTGTCTGGGCCCATAATTGAACTTATGTTTTCTAAAATTACTTCTAGAAATCGGGGTTTTGCGTTACTCATGGAAGTAAATGCGGG